TACATACAAAATCATCACTTGGCAAATACTCGGTGGAAAGACCTATTATCTGTTTTTCTTCTATTAATTGATTGATAGAATCTATTTCTTCTGAATCTACATCTAAATCTATTATAGAGTAATAAACTGTTCCTCCAACATCGTTAAAATCTTGTCCGTCAAATACCGATACTCTTTGGTTTACATCTGTTATTTCTGGCAATAAACCAGAATTTATGATTACATATTCATAATCAGATTTGGTAACTAGTGACGAATAACCATAAGCTCTTGGAGCAACATATTTTAAATATTCAGTATCTAGTGTAGAATATCCACCGCTTGAGGTATTTGACGATATTGATACATTAGGAACACTTAATGTTCCGTTACTTGTAAATTGAGAAATTTCATCAAATGAAACATTATTTCCAACATCTCCATTGGAGACAACATAAGAAATCTTTACAATATCAGTAGATAGGATTGATTTGCCTTTTGTAGTTTCGATATTTTGAATATTTTTACCAAATTTTATGAATATCTTATCGCCTTTATTAACGATAAAGAATATCTTAGAAGATTCATCTGTACCTATTACTGGCTCATTGGTGAAATTTATCCAATAATCTTCATTAACCTTTACTACTATAGTTTTTACATCAACAGATGAATCTGGTATTTCTATTTCTTGATTGTCGAGATCTACAGTAACAGTCTGTTCTTTTACCAGTTTTATACCAGCATAAAATGGTAAAGTGGTTGAAAGATCTAGAGTTGTCTTTGGACCAATATAGTAAAAATTTACATTCGAATTTTTATCATTTTTTGATCTTAGGCTGGCATATCTATCCACTTGAGCTAGAGAGCTATCGTTTTTGGCAAATGTTACTAGAGCAGTGGATGACTTGTAGCGGTTTGCAGTATAACCATAAGTCTGTAAAAGCTTTACTAATGATGAGTTATTCTTGGCTGAATACACAAAACTTTCATTGTTTAAAATATGAAGGTAGTGTAATCCTATTGTGGTATTATATGAAAATAGACCTAACAGTAGATCTATGGTAGTACCACGACTATCAAAGTCATAGTCGTTTGCAAATTCTGTCGTTTTTAGGTAATTTACTAGATTTTCTCTTAAAGAATCCCAGTCTATATTTACCAGATCTATATTTTTTGGCTCGTTCATAGAATTATTTATTCAAATAAAACCTAAACGAAGAATCCTTACCGTAAACGACATAATTTACATTTATAGAGATTTTACGATTTATGAGTTCTTTTTTATCAACAGTTATATTAATACTATTAAGACCTCTGATATGATTTTTGCACTTATTTTCCAGAACATTCAAAATATAATATTGTCTGGCTGAACCCTTATCAAATTTAAATTCATTAATCAGAGATCCAACTTGATTATTGAATCTAAATTCTCCAAGCTCAGATAAACACAAATTTTTAATTTGCTGTTTTATTGCAAAAGATTCTTCAACAGAACTTATTGATTTTCTTGTATTTGCTTTAAAATAAATGTCTAGATTTTTTTTCATCTCTGAATATTTATTTCGTTTATATAGCTTGTTAATGTGTCATAGAAAGCAGGATTTGGAATAGCAGATAAAATATACTTTGTTTCGTGTTTTCTATCTTTTCCTATAGAATGTTGAGCTGATAAGATAAGCCATTTTCCTGCTATTTTAGGAATACTATATTGAAATCCCAATAAAGGAGTATCAATAATTTCTATAACAGCTCCTGGATATAATCTAAAATTACCATTGACTGTTATTGAAATTTTAAATGCAGTCAATAATTTAGTAAAAGAATTTCTTGCTAGAGGAGTTCTTAAATCTGTATTCCAAAATGTAGAATTCTTAGTAGCAAATTTTAATAATTTTGGAAATTTTTTCCCAATCTTTGGACAATTGCAGCTAAAAAATGCATCAGGATCTTCTGGAAAACATCCTAAGTATTGAGCACCCATATTATCTTTTATGAATGTACATCCTTTTAGATTATTAAAAGCAGACTCTAAATCACTATCAGATGGTTCTGGGGAACCTGGCTTAAATGTTACACCGTCATATCCCTGAAAATATTTTTGTTCGCAATCTGTTATTGATAATGGTCCACCATTTTCAGCTGCATCTGGATTTGCACATCTATATTCTTTAGCATCTAAAAATTTTTCTGCGGCTACGATAAGATCAAATCCTATAGTACCTACATCTTTTATTTTATCATTTGCCATATTTCAAACTCCCTGTATGGTTATATTTGAACCATCACAGAATCCTTCTTTATCGTTCTGAGAATCAAAGACAAAAAGATACCTATTATTTTGATAATATGTTTCGTCTATACTAATTCCTCTAATAGTCTTCCAGTCAATAGCGGTCATTTTTACAATTTGACCTATCTCATATATTCCAGCAGTCGGTGGATTTGCCGGATCATTACCTAATGCAGAACCAATTGGCATGTTTTTAAACGCCGAAGGATATCCTGTAGTAGACATGTTTGTACCTGGACCAGCATATGCAAAATTTACATTTGGATATCCAATAGTTCCAGAAAAATTTCTTATTTCATTTATATTGAATGCTGTTCGATTAGTCCCAATATTATTAATAGCTTCCATGAATGTAAATCCACTTGTTGGAATATTATCCAGAGGACTCTTCAAAGAAGTAATGCCTTTAGCTTCAAGAGTTAAACCATTCAAAAAATTTATTTTATCATTTGATGGTAATCCTGATTTTGGAATAAAATATACTTCTTTAAAGCTATAAGTGTTTATTCCTGTTTTACTGGCAGCTATTGATTTTGGTGTTACTATTGCCCAAAAATCGAATGTTGAATCTTGCCTTAGACAGCAAATAACATATTTAAAAATATTCCATTGTTCTTTTAAATTTCTAAGTTTAAAAAAAACATTAGCTGCATCTTTTTTTTGCTTCTTTAATTGTATATAAAGTTTACCAATATTAGTAGCCGGATTGTCTGGATCCAATGGACTTTCTTCATCTATGTCAAACATTGTTTGCCATAAAACAGAACTTCTTCTATTAGAAAAGAAATTAGTATTAGTAATTCCTCCCTCTGTATTGTAATAATAAGGCGATTCTATAATAGATGAATTGTTTGAGCCGTAATCAAAATATCCAAATTTTTCTTCATCATATACTCTTTTAGTATATTTTGTTGAAGTTGCTCCTTGAAGGCTTGATATGTCTATTTGTTGGCCACCAAAATTTATAATTTCATAATTAGCAACATCAGAATCTGAATTCCAGGCAACTCCTCCAGGTGTTTCTGGTGGTTCACTTCCTCCTTTAGGTTCTTTTTCAGAAGGAACCTTATCAACATAAGGAAATTCATCATAATAATCTAAAATATTATAATTAATAATCTTAGTTTTTAATGAATTAGAAGAATCCATTAAATAAAAATGAGGTTGATCTAAGTTTGGATCTACTCTTTCATAATATGATTGAAAAACACCATTAGTCTCAAGATCCATAGAAGAAAAATTAAAAATATTGATATCATCAATTTTTACTACTCCGTCAGGAGCAATGCTATCTCTTTCAAAAACACCATATTTTCCCTGTGGTTCTGGTGATGCATCAAGTTCATCTCCTATAGATAAAAAATTAACTCCGCTTAAATCTTTCCAGAAAACAAAGTCTGCTCTTGGGGGATCACTATCAGCGTTTGCGTTCTCTGCAAGATAATTTAGTAGTGTAAGTATTTTTGTTTGATCAGTTTTTCTCCCATTAGGAAATGCTAAATTTTTATGCTTTAACCATGCATAATTTTTTGTATCTGAAGCATATGCTTTTCCCGCATTCCAATCTGATGAGAAATATTGTGAGAATATTCTATCTACCCAGTTATCCTCATTATCAGTTTTGCATATTGGTTTTATATCTTCTTCAAATTCAAAAACAGATCTTTCATTAAAATAGTAAGATTCGTGAATAAATTTAATTGAAAGTAATCTCGGTGAAGTCTTGTCATTATAATCAGTCAATCTTCCATACTGATAAACATAATAATCTTTCAATTCTATTTCATTACCATCAGAGTCTTTTATCTTGAGATAAAATTTATCTTTTCCTGTAAAATTAAAGTCTGAAAGTATATCACCAACATCATTCAATACTAATGTTCCACTTGGAATCACATTAAGCATACCTTCTTCTATAAAAAGGCTTTCGAAATAACCATAGGACTGATTAGTATTTGTGGGATTTACTATAAACCACTCAGTACCATCGCGCCCATGAGTTATTTTAAGTTCTACTATCGTTGTAAAATTAGCTACCGACATTCATTACATCCTCAAAAGATTTTATAGCACCTTGATCTATTAGATAAATTATAGATCTATTTTTATTAAATATATCAATCTCACTATTATATGAATAATTTATTGCTGTTTCTCCAGATTTGAAGGAATAATATTGATTTAAAATAGTAGAATTATTTGTTTCAATTCCATAATCATCTAAAAATTGTTTAGCTGAATCTGAATATTCTTCTTCAAGATTGTTGTAAAATGTTGCAAAAATCCCCCAAGAGTTATTTTCTTTTCTTATTATTAAGCACGGTCCAGTTCCAACAGAACCAATAATAAGAGCTTTTAATTTGTTTATATTAGAATCTACTTCTACTACATATCCAAAATCATCAGTTATATCAAATCCAGCACAGAACCCAGAATTAGATTTTGCGATTAAATCACCAGCTGAAAAACAACTTCCTGCAATATTTGTAAAAAATATTGCACTGTAATCATTAAGAGATTTTTCAACTTCTTTTGAAGTTGGTGGTAATTCTTTATACGGATTTAAAATATCTCCAGCGTAAAGAGGTACATGATAATAATCAAAAGATCTATAGTTATTATCAGAAATAGTATCTAAGAATGTGTTTGTGTCTGCTCTTTTTGAATAAATTTTATCTTTAATATCAGTTAAATCAAAAGATTTTGATAGATCCTTTACTGATAGATCTTTATCATTTATTGTATAGGTTATTGTTTTAAATCTATTAAACATATTTTATGGAGTTGATTGTTGATTTACTGCTATTTCTGATTTGCTCAATACCCTATCAAATGTCGGATCGTAAGTACCAGTTTCAAATTCTTTAAATAATAGTGTAATACTGGTAGCCATAGAACTTCCATCTTGGAATACTCTTGCGATAGATTTATCTTCAAAAGGAATTTTATTAATTACAACATTTGTTAATACACATACTAATGGATCTGAAAGCCAAGATTGCGTAAGGAAAGCAGAATCACCCGCTCCTACCACTTGCATGGCCCATAAAGAAGGTGGATATATTTTTTCTGGAGAATCAGCTCTCCAGGGATAAGATGAGGCTCTAAAATAATTACATAATCCATTTATAATTACAGAATCATCAAAATTTTTAGGAACTAATATGTAATCAAAAGTAAATTCTCTACGAGCCTCTGATACTAATCTCATTTCGGTCATATTACCATATGATCTAAAAGTAGAGGTAGAGGATAATCTTTCTAGTTGGATAATAAGTGGATCCAAGAACATCTTTTTTACAACTTCTATTCTACCACCTAAATTTATTTCAGTAGCGGCACTTCCAAATTGAGGATTTAAACTGCTATTTGAATCCTCTGCATAACTATGTGCAGCTTCATATTCCAAATTAGTTGGTAATGGTAATTGAACATAATCATATGCTCTACTTAAAATAGCGGCTCTAGTTCTATCTTGAGCTAATACGCTATAAGGAGCATTATAAAATAGTACCCAATATGGTATTTCGGCTTGATCGGATGTAGGATAAATGTATGGCATTTTTAAATCTGTTATATATATTTCGATGCCGTACAAAACAAAATTTGTACCTTTGAATAAAGAAAAATATGTCGGAGATGTCGAAAAAATAATGTGCAAATCCTTATGGGAAAGAAAGCTTTGCAAATACTTCGATGTTCAAGACAGTGTTATCAAATGGTGTTACGAGTGTGTAAAAATACCTTACATGTCTCCAATTGATAAGAAAAAACACACATACTATCCAGACTTTATGGTAATGCTAAGAGAAAAAACTGGCGATATAAAAACTATTATTGTGGAAGTCAAGCCAGAAAAACAAACAAAAGAACCAGTAAATAAGAAAAAAAAATCTTATAAGAATGAATTGGTGACTTTTTTGATAAATGAGGCTAAATGGAAAGCTGCTAAAAATGTATGCAACTGCAATGAATGGGATTTTAAGCTTCTAACAGAAAAGACACTATTTCGATGAACTCTATTACAGACATAAAAAATCTTATTGATAGTGCTGGTGGTATACAACGATCAAACAGATTCAATGTTATCTTAAATACTCCAGATGGTATTAATACTATACCAGCCCTTAAAGTAGCTTTTGGTGGAAGACAATTGGATACAATTGCTGATAAATTACCGGGACCAGGATTCGGTAGGAATATTCCTTTCACACAAAACTATAGTAACTATGGTTCTAATTCTTCTAATTTATTGATAACATTTCCAATTGAACAAAACTGGAATACTTATAAACTGTTAGAAAATTGGATGAAAGTTATCGTAAATGATGGAAGTATTCCTGGATCTGGATATGGAGTATCATTTGCACGACCGTATGATGATTGGATAAGAGAAGGATTTGTTAGGGTAGAATGTCTTGATATGAATGGGACTATAAAATCCACTTTTATCTTCAGAGAAGCTTTTCCAATAAAACTTCAGCCAATTGAATTACGAGCAGATATTGGCGACTTTGCATCTTTTGAAGTGTTTTATTCATTTAGAAATTATGAGGTAGTATAATGAAATTTGAAAGATCCTATCCAAAATATGAACTAATTCTTCCTAGCACAAATAAAAAAATATACTTTAGACCATTTTTAGTATCAGACGAAAAGACTTTACTCCTAATTAAAGAAGAAAAAAATCCATCTTTAATTATAAAAAATGTTCTTGAACTTATTGATAAATGCTTTGATGATATTTCAATAGAATCAATAACATTACAAGATCTTGAATATTTGTTTTGTAAT